TCTCCTCTAACACCTCACACATCAATGATGAAATAAAAATAGTTCCATCGTATGCCCTGTCGAGTGTCTCAAAGAACTACGCATTAAGATCTATTGTCTACTCAGACTTTAAGAAAGCATTGCGTGAAGCAGATACAAAAGACATAGTAAATATAGAAAGAGAACTCTGGATCGAACCGAGTATAAACGACTTAGATAAATTTAAACAAGACTTCATTAGAAGAGATAACGCGAAACATCCTTTGGCATTTGATATAGAAACAGCTGGTGGGCAGATAACTTGTATTGGGTTTGCCCCCTCTTCGACCCATGCCATTGTCGTACCATTTACATATGGGTACTGGAAGAAAGATGATGAAACAAAAGCGTGGGATTGGGTTAAAGAATTATTAGAAGATGAACGCATTACAAAGGTGGCACAGAATCAATCTTATGATGTGTCTTGGTTAACATATAAAAAGAATATAAATGTAAAGGGTATAGTGCATGACACGATGCATGCACAACATGCTTTGCAACCAGAAATGGAAAAAGGTTTAGGCTTCTTAGGCTCCATATACACTAACGAGGGTGCATGGAAAACTCTAGCCAAGTTTTCACACAGCACGAAAGCCGATGAATAATGAAGCGACCAAATTACTTCTCTGCCAAAGATGTAGACGAGAAGTGGGAAGAACACGAGAATATAGTACGCATGTGGCGTGCTGTGTTGGATCAAGTCCTACAAGATTTAGTTTACGAAGGTAAAGGAAAAGAAGATAAGAAAGCACATTTAGCCGCATGGGAGTGGCTGAATGAAACAAACGAGGATAGTAATTTTAATTTAATCTGTGACCTCGCAGACTTAGATGACAAGACTACTCGAAAAGAAATATATAAATTGATGGAGAAATTTTATGGTAGTAAATATAGAAGAAAACTTGAAAGAAGCCTTGAAGATATTAAGAGGGCCAAGAGAGAAAGAGTACGGAGACAAACAAACTAATCACACAAACATCGCAAACTTGTGGTCAGCATATTTAGATACAAACGTTACGGCACACGACGTTGCTATGCTTATGTTATTATTAAAAGTTGCAAGAACTAAATCACCTAACCCTACAAAAGATACATATGTAGATATGGTTGGATACTCTGCAATCGCAGGAGAGTTGGCAGATGATAAAAGTAAGTAATAATAATTTAGACTTATCACCATACGACGACGATCAGATTAACTGGATATACTGTGCGTTGGATTGCACACTTACCCAAGAGATATGGGAGAAGATAGAAAAAGAATTTGATGAGACTACCAGACGTACATATGGCTTTGAAATACAAAGTTTAAAACCAGCTATGGCTATGACTATGCGTGGTCTACGTGTTGATGAAGACAAAGTAAAAGCAATTAGAAAACCTTTACAAGAAAAAAGATTACGCTTAGAAAGAATGATACATTTGTTTTCACAAGCTGTGTCTGGTAAAGATTTAAATCATAACAGTCCTACTCAACTTAAAAAATTATTATATGAAGATCTTAATTTGCCACCTGTAGTTTCATACAAGAAAGGTAAACAAAAGATATCTACTGATCGCGATGCTTTAGAATCGTTGGCAGAATCTTACCCAAGAGCAAGACCCTTCTGCAGAACTATCCTGGCGTTGCGTGACATAGATAAAAACCTTGCAGTCCTTAGCTCCAAGCGTGACACGGACGGGAGAATAAGATGTTCTTACAACGTAGCAGGTACAGAGACAGGCAGATGGTCTTCAAGAGAATCACCGTGGCGTACAGGTACAAACTTACAGAACATAACAAAAGATTTACGTGAAGTATTTATACCAGATGAAAACAAACAAATGTTTTATGCAGACTTAGAACAAGCTGAGTCTCGTGCCGTTGCATACTTGGCTGGCGATCAAAACTACATTGATGTATGTGAGAGTACAGATTTGCATACCGAAGTTGTTAAAATGGTATGGCCCAACATGGGTTGGTCTGGTGATCCAAAGCAAGACAGAGCACTGGCTGATATGAAATACTATATGCATCACAGTTACCGTGACATATGTAAACGAGCAGGACACGGAACAAACTATGGTGTGTCGCCTCACTCTTTGGCAAGACAAATAAAGATCAAAGTGTCGCAGGCTACAAGATTTCAGTTGCTTTATTTTGGCGGTATGATATCATTAGAATCTTTAGAACGTTGGCACAAGCAAGATAACAAGGGGGGCTTCAAAGAATTGATTGACCAAGCAGAAAAATTTCCTGGCGGTATGTTAAAAATCAATGGGGCATTTCCTGGAATTAGAAAGTGGCATGAGAATGTTAGAAGACAATTAAATGATAAAGGTTCT